ATTATGGGCGACTTAATTGAGGGCTTTGACATGCGCAATCCTCAAAAATGGGATTGTGAGTTTACAGGCTCAGAGCAACTTGCCAAGGCTACTGAATATGTATTGAATATAACAGAAACACTTTTAAAAGGTGGATTCAATGTTGACATATCTGGTGTTTATGGTAACCACGATAGATTAGTTGGCAATAAACACAATTCTATCGAAGAAGATAATGCTGTATTTACAGTAATGAATGACGTAAAACTATTTTATTCGTTAATGGGGACTCGTGGAGTAAATGTTGACAAAGTTAGATTTATACAACACGACCCTACATTTAAATACCATGTAGATGAATACTTTGGTGTTCGTGGAAGATATCAGCATGGAGATGATGACCAAATCGAAGATAAGGCAAAAATATCAAAATACAATGATAGAGATAATGATACCTATGATTTTGTTGTATCTGGTCATATACACCATTCTAGGGCTACAAACAGAAATAGGAATACTTGGGATTTTTATTGCGGTTCAATACAAGGTGCAAACGAATATGGAAACAACAAAATAAAGTCAATATCTGACGCATCTCAAGATATAATTGTAATTAGAGATACGGGGGAGTTTTTCAAAATAACAATTAACCTACAATAGCCTAACTCGGCATCTGTTGGTTACTCTCCTTTCTGACAGAGCCATTTTTATAAGCCCACTGATTCTCCTCTCTTATCAGTGGGTATACATAGCCAAATTTTACAAATAAAAAAATAAGGAGTGATAACTTTGGCAGAAGATAATAATACAAGTTCTGTGAAAGCATCACAGAAAGAACCTAGCACTGCGGCTAAAAAAAGAAAAAGCATAACAAAAGCAAAAGGGAACACACTAATTTGTGTTCATCATGGCAAGGAATTGTCAACAGAAAATGATAATTTTTACAAAGTTAATAAGGGTTCTATATTTAAATCGCTTGACTACATTCCTGTATGTAAGGCGTGTGTAAAAAAAATATATGCAGATTATTATCACCAGATGGGCAAGGATTATATACAGGCGATGTATATGACATGTAGAAAACTGGATGTAAAATTTGATTTGTCTACATGTGAAGGTGCAATTAATAGAGCAAATGGTGATGGTTCAAATATAGTTGGTCATTATTTTAGTATGATAAATAGTCTTCAGCAAAACACTCACCCATCATCATTTGACGATTCTGATAAAATAGAAATGAAAGAAAGTTTTGAGGACTTAGTAAACAAGATTCAATCGTCTGGGAAACTAGATGCTGAAGATAAAAGAAACCTAAAGGACATTAAAAAGAAACTTGGTTACGACCCGTTTGAAGGCTCTGGGTATACAGAATTCCAACTTGGAAAGATGTACCAAGAGCTTGTTTCATATCTTGAGGATGATGAACTTGTAGGAGAAGCATGGAAACTAAATGTAATACTTCAAATTATAAATAATAATCAGCAAATAAGGCAGATAGATTTATATATATCACTACTTAGTAATAATGTTGACAACTTCAAGGAAAATATAGCGACATTGGCTTCTTTAAATACAACAAAACAAAAACTTGTAGAAGCTAATATGAAGATATATAAGGAAAACGGTTGGATAACTACGGACACTACTGGACGCTCTAAACTATCTGGAATGATGAAAAAATATAAAGACTATGGTTTTGACGAGATAGAAGTAAACTACTTTGATATGTTGATGTCAGATGCAATAAGAAAAGTATTTGATATATCGCATCAATCAATTATAGACACTTTAAATTTAGATTCTGACGAAATGAAACAAGTGTTCGTTGAGCAGAGAAATTTAATAAGAAGTAAAGACGAAGAGATTGCGAAATTGTTTGAAGAAAAAAGACAATTGGCAATTGAATTAAGAGATTTCAAGAATAAAGTAGGTGGTTAGTATGGGCAATAAAGTTATAACAAAAGATATGCTTACCACTGCACAATTCAAAATGGCTACTGCAAATATACAAACTATAAACTTTTGGAGAGCTAACCCTGTAATAGCACTTAGAGATTTATTTGGGATTCAGTTATTGGACTACCAAGCAATGCTGTTCACTTATACATGGGTGGCAAAAGATGTAGTTTGGGTAATAACTCGTAACGGAGGCAAGACGATATTGGCAAGTGCCTATCCTATGCTTAGACAGTTACTCATGCCAGAGCAGGAGATATGGATAGTTTCAAGGAATGGTAAACAATCGAAGAAATTATTCAGCTATGTTGAAAGATTGGCGAATAATACAATTAGTGCATTTGATAGTCTTACTGATATATATTATCAGGAAGTTGAAAGACCACATGAGAAGGCTAGTGGATTCAATCATTCACCTGCAAGCCATAGCGTAAGTCTTTTAAACAAGAGCTATATTAAAACGCTTAATGGTAATGCAGATAATAACAGGGGGGAAAGAGGCACTCTTGTAATATTTGATGAGGCAGGATTTATGGAAGAAAAAGCCATACTAGCTGTTGAACCTTATACTACAACCGATACTGGATTTAAAACATCTACTGATGAAAATTTTGACATTAGGGTTTTATCTAAAAAACCAGAGAATCAAAGGCTGTATATATCTTCAGCCAGCGATGAGACATCATATTTCTTTGACAAGTATAAAGATTTTGCGAAGAAAATGTTCGCTGGAGATAAGAGATTTTTTGTTGCTGATATAAACGCAGATATACCATTGGCACCAACCTTGAAAGGTAAGCCATATCATCCACTTGTTAGTAAGTCAGAAATAGATGCTGTGATGTCTACAAACCCTACAAAGGCTATGCGTGAATATTACAATAAATTTGACAAAGATGGCGGAGAAGAACAAATAATAAAATCTCATATTATAGAGAGAAATACTACATTCACTTTGCCAGAGATAATGCCTGATGGTAAATCTAAATATATGCTTGCATTAGACCCTGCACTTGTATCAGATAACTCGGTGCTTGGAGTAATGAAACTATTATACGATGATAAGCGTGGGTGGTATGGAAGATTAGTTAATATGGATAACTTCAAAGACTTGGAGGATAAGTCTGGAAACAAACAATTAAAGTATGAAGACCAAGTGGAAAGACTAAGAGAATATATGGTTAGATACAATGGGAACAATCCAGAATACCAAAATATACACAAGGTTATATTTGATGGTGGTATGGCTGGTGCTGGATTGCACTATGCGTCAACTATGAGATTTGACTTTATTGATTCTCGTGGGGAAGGCCATAGGGGTATTGTAGATAAGGATTATTTCTCAGAATCTCTTAGAGATTTCCCAAATGCTTACCCTAATCTTAGAGTTGTCGAGCCTACAAAATGGAAAGTAATAATGGTTAATAGATTGATAGACCTTATGAACTTAGGGTTAATTGAATTCCCAGAGGAATATAATGGTTCTGGTTATGTTGATATTGAATCTGATGAAAGTGAAGATGGTCTAAAAAGGGTTCGTCTAAGCAAAGAAGAAGAACTAGCATTAACAAATATAGATATATGCAAAGAAGAAACAAAGATGATTCATAGGTATAAAACTGCGAATGGAAAAGAAAGATTTGACACCAGAGTTGATATGGCTAGGAAAGTACATGATGATAGATTTTTCGTACTGTGTTTATTGGCTAATGAACTATACGAACTTAGAGAGTCAGATACTTTGTCAAAACACAAAGGTGAAAAGAAAAAAGACAAACGCTACCTTAAACTTATAGGGTAGTTTAAAAAAGGTGGTGAGAATATTTGTCTAAAACAGAAATTGTAACCAAAGCAACAAATCAAAATGTAGTTGAAGATACAAAGCCAAAATTATTATCAGATATATACATGGATTATAAACAATCTGAAATATCAAAAGGTATGACTGAAGAAGAAATACGCAGTCATGTTGAGAAATTATACGTCAAAGTAAATTCAGCATTTGATAATGCCACAAAGAGTGGCAAATTTAGTGTTAATGGATTTTTAGATGGTATAATCGGTGGCTATGCTAGATATGTAAATATGCCTAGAAAGTATACACCAGAAACGGTTACTAGAATACTTGAAAACCCATACACATATAAAGAAGAACTAATTAGAGTTAGTTTATATATGTATATCAGAATACAAGAATATAAGGGCATACTAGACTATAAATCAAACATGCTCACTTATTCAAATGTAATCGACTGGGTTGACGATAACTCTTTTAGTAAAAAGATTTATATGAAGAATTTAGGCTTTGTAAAAGATTATGCCATTGAAGATAAGCTACAAAAGGCTACCAAGATATTGTTTAGAGATGATGTATATTTTGCATATGAGATTGCTGATGTTGGCGGTAGAAATTTTATATGGAAAACTTTGCCTAGCGAGTATTGTCATATTATAGGTAGGGATAAATTTGGAACATATCGTGTTGGATTTAACTTTATGTATTTTGATAGTTATCCAGATGAGTTGAAGTCATATCCTCAAGAGTTTTCGACCAAACATCAGGAATATCTTAATAGGAAAAAGTTAAATAAAAACAACAATGTTACAAGAAGAATGTTAAATGACGCTGGATTATGGTCAGTAATAGAACTTGATAATACAAAAGCAATTGCGTTTAAATTGGATGAGTCTTTAGATTATGTTTTACCATATTTCTCAGGTATGTTTGTTGATTTGTTGAGACTAATTGAGTTGAAAGATGTTGAAGCGGTTAGTGCAATTGCAGATAATTACAAGTTAATTCATCAACAAATACCACTCAATCCAGAAGGCAAAGAAGAAGATGACTATTTAATTAGTGGTGATGACGCTACTGCATATCATAACAACCTTCGTGCAAATGTACCAGAAGGAATTGGAGTGGCTACTACACCTATGAAATTAACATCTGTTAGTTTGAAAGGTAATGTAAATAGTCAAGCCGAGAATATTGTTACAAAGCATGTTTCTAATTTGCTTACATCCTCAGGTACTTCTGCTATTATGTTCAATGGAAGCACAAATTCAGCTATGGGATTGGATAAGAATATTAAAGTTGATGAAAATAATGCTTTTAAACTATTAAGACAATATGAGTTATTTATGAACAAAAGGTTGTTTTATTATAACAAATCAACTTACAAATGCTCTTTGAAATTTTTAGACCATACTAGATATAATACAAGTGAGTTATTTGATAGATATTTAAAAGCTGGTCAATTTGGGATGGAAACAACATTCGAGATTAACGCAGTAATGGGTAGAAGTCAAAAGGATTTAATAAGTAGACTACAAGTAATGAAAGAACTTGATATTCGTGATGACATGATTACATTGAAGTCTACACATGTAGGTGATAGTTTAGATAGTAGTGGTGCTGGCAATCCTAAAGAAGAAGGCGAACTAACTGATGATGGTGCTAAATCTCGTGACAGAGGATTAAGTAATGGGGGTATGTAATGGTAGATAATTTAGATTACAAATCCTTACCAGTGCAATTTGAGATGTTGGAAGAAGTAAAAGACGATTCGAGATTTACTCCTGTAAAAGTTTGGATTGCACATACTGGTAAGAACCTTAATAAATCATTCTTTACTAAAGAGTTGCTTGAAGGCATGATTCCTACTTTGGCGTATATACCCATCGTTGGCTTTATACAGACAGACAATACAAATAAAGATGATTTTTTAGGGCATGAGGAAAGGTATATAGTTACAGTTGATGGTGTTGAAACTGAATATCTTGGTAGAATGTATGGGTTTATACCTAAAGAGCATAATGCCAGATTTGAAAGCAAGACTGTTAATGGTGTTACAAGAGAATATCTTGTGGCAGATGGAATTATATCTAACAAGTTTTCTAAGTCAAAAGAAATATTTGACAGAGATATGGTCAAGGGACAATCAATGGAACTCGAAAGAGAAACTATTAATGGTTACTTTGACAATGATAATGACCAATTCGTATTTACTGAGGCTAGATTTGAGGCTTTGTGTATACTTGGAGATAAAAAGATACCTGCTATGACTGGTGGCTCAATTGAGAAAATTCAATTCAGTTCCATGAAGGCTCAAATCGAAGAATTAGTTGACGAGTTGAAATTAGAATTTGAATTCAAGAAAGGAGGCGATTGTTTGGATATGCTAAAAGAACTTGAAGGCATGATTGAAAATTATTCACATGTTTCGGCAGAATTTGTTGAAGATTTAAAAACTAAATTGGATACATTTGAAACTGTTGAATTGTTACAAGAAGCACTTCAGGAAGAAGAAAACAAACAATTTGCTCTTACAGTAGAAGCTCAAATGACATTTTTGCGTAAAGCTGTGAAAGAACTAGAAGTCTACACTGATGATTGGGGCTATAGGGAATCACGCTATTACATGAAAGATGCTAAACTTGACGAAATGAAAGTTTACTGTAGGGATTATAAAGATTGGTCTGATGTTGGTTTTTCATTTACTAAAAATGGAGAGGAATTTGTTATTGACAAAGAATCTGCATTTAAAGTAGCATGGCAACCAGTTGAGATTGGTCAAGAAACTATGGTGTCTTTTGATGTCGTTGAAGATGAGAAGAACGCTGTGGAGTTTTTCGCTAATAAGTTGGAAGAAAAAGAAACACAAATCAAGTCTGAGTATGAAACTAAAATTGATGAAGCAAAGGCAGAAGTTAAAGATGAATACGATGCTCAAATTGAAAAGTTGAATTCAGAGCTTGAAGAATTAAAATCTTATAAGTATGAGATTGAAAAAGCAACCAAAACTGATTATGTAAATGCTGTTGAGAATTTGACAGATGAAGAAAGAGAAGAATTGGTTGCGAAAGTTGACGACTATACGATTGAAAGTTTGACTGATGAAGTTGCAAAAATTGTTGGAAAGAAATCTATCAAGTTTTCTACAAATTCAACTAAGGTTGTTGACAACATCAACACAAACTTTGATTATAACAAGAAGCCACAAAGAGCTTACTACCATCTAATGGATAAAAAATAATAGGAGGATTCTATAATGAGTATGATTAATTTAGACAAATGCCAAGCAATTTACAATGGAAATATTGCGAACGTAGTTCACACAGCAGAGATGCTTAATGGTTACGTTGTAAACTTGGGAGCACTTCAAACTGGTTCAAGAGAAGTATTTGAGGTATCTGTTCCTGCAACTGCAACTTTGGGAACAGCAGAAGCACTTTTGATTTTCAATGACGAAACAATTGTAACTGTAAATGATTCAAAAATTAGCGATTACAAAATTGCCATTGGTGAGAAAGCTAGAGCTTACCACTTGACTGTTGGCGATATCATAACTTTCGATGCTACTTTAATTGATGGTTCACCTGTGGTTGGACAATATCTTGTACCACAAAATGCATCAATGAAACTTGCCGCCGCCGCCGACCTTATTGGTGGAACAAGACTTGCTCTTGAAGTAATCGAAGAAACTACTATTGGTTTCGCTAACTCTGCGGCTTGGTCTGCAAGAGTAATTAGTGCATAATTTTGTGTACGACAATAAAACTAAATACAATAACTTATAAAAAACAATGGAGGTTTTAATATTATGAATGAAAATATTCAAGTAATTAGAGAGCTTATCGAAGATATTAATTCAGCTAGTCAAGGTATGACTACTGAGTTTTCTCAAAGAGATATGGAAGCTAAATTAAGAGAGCAATTTACAGCTCTTTTCGGTACTGCAAACCCATCTTACCAAGACCTTAAGAGACGACCAGTTGAAGCGGCTGAATTCTTCGCTTTGATGGAAGAATTTATTGCAACTGATGCATCACTTAAAATCCAAAAGGAACTTCCTTGGGTTGATTACAGAAATACTGCATGGGGCGACGAAGCTATCTTTGAAATCGAGAATGGCGATTTGTTTGACGTTGCTGTAATTGCTAAAGGCAATGGTAACTTGAGAAGACAAAGACTTGAGAATGGCGAATTGAGAATCCCAACTGAAGCTGTTGGCGTTAAGATTTTCGAGAACTTTAAGCGATTCCTTTCTGGAAGAGTTAATTGGGCGGCTATGATTACAAAGGTTTCCAACTCTTATGTTAAGTACATCAGAGACAGAGTTTACACTGCATTTTATGCTGTAGCCCCTGTTAATGGCTCTACTGTATTCAACGTAAATGACGCTGGTGGATTCAATATCGAGTCTGTTTACACTTTAGTAGACCATGTACAAGCCGAAAACCAAGGTGCTGATATTGTTATTATCGGTACTAGACAAGCACTTAGAAAAATGGCTCCAATCGTATCTACTGACGAAGCTAATCGTGACCTTTACGAAAAAGGATACTACACTTCAGCAGAAGGTTACAAACTTGTTCCTGTTGACCAAGCTCACGTAGCTGGTACTTTCAACTTCTTGCTTTCTAATAAGCAACTTATGGTAGCTCCTATGACTACTGAAGGTATGGTTAA